ACTATCTCTGATGCTGGTGTACTTCTTGGTGTCTCCGTCTCTGAAGTATCCTTTGCATTCGACGAGAACACCAGAGGCATGATGAACAAAGTCAGGACGATAACTGCGCTGAATGGTGTAGGGGATGGTGAAGGGTTCATAGTCAAAACCTTTTAGTATCTTGCTGACATCTTCTTCAAACGTGCTTCTAAATGTTGATTTCTTGGACCTTCGGCTCATTGACCACCTCCGTTAAAAATCTTGGTCCTGTTGAATAAGAGAAGGCACGTAGACCGGGCCAACAGGCTTTCTTGTACGCACAGTACGAACAACCTATGTCCAACTTCATGTTACCGCTCTTGCCGTCTGGTTTAGCTTCATAACAGTTCTCAGGAGGCTCAGGCTGCTTGACCATCTCTTGCACATGCTCAATGCGGTCTGTGATGTCAAAGGCTATGGTCTCGTGCACAGGGGCTTGAGTGTCCTTCTCGTCGTACATAAGGTAGGTTAGGTGTCCATTTTGTTTGTCCATCGCCAACCAGCCAAAGCTTGTCTGACCCTCTGCCTTTGCATATCCTTTAATTTGAGCGACGTATCCAAACGGGTCATCGTAAGCCAGAGTGCCGTCTTTGAATTTCTTAAACCCATACGACGAAACACTTTTAACGTCTGTGACAACACCGTCAATTTTACAGTCCATAGAACCCGTAATGCCGTTGATTTCACACTGTTTTTGTTCTGCAGTAACTTCATGTCCTGATGCCCTCGTTAGGAACAGTAGTAGTTCTTCAATCAGGTGTCCGTACAGGAACTTAACAAGAGTGTGTCCTTGCATTTCTTCTGACTTCTGAACATTGTTGTAGTGGTTCCATAGAAACCTATCTCGCTTTCCTATGTTGGACATGCGAAGCTTACGACCATCCCAAGCACGTCTTTGACCAAACTCTTTACGCATTAGTTCCTTCACGCTTTCTCCGAAGTCGTCAATGCATTGGTCTATGTCAACGTCCTTGTCTACCTTCTTGGTCTTTACAAGCTTGTAGATGTCGTCTACTAATGTGTATACGTTTTTCATTGGTACTTCCCTACTAGACCTGAGACAACCTCTTGGGCCTGCTCTGGCGTACATTTAAACCACTCACTACGTCTTTCATACAGCTTCTGTAGTTCACTGTGGGCTTCTGATTCTGCAGCACGTCTGTCGTTAACGTCCCAACTATAGTTTAACACATAATCTCTAAAAGGGGAAGACGTTTGGTAGTTGTTGAGTCTGTCAGCTGCGTCCACAGCCATCCCTACTTTTACCCACTCAGGAAAACTAGGGTTAACAATAATGTACACTTGGCCTTCGACACTGGACTCGTACTTTGCTAGGCTACTAAAAGCAGCGTCTTCAAAGGTCTTGTAGTGTCCGGGCTTGTGCAGAGGGTGCAGCTTAGATACGTATTTACCATTGACGTACATTTGTAAGCTGTTCTCTTTTCTTTTAGTTTCTGGGTTGTTGGTTGTGTACTTACCGTCTACTCTTTCATAAACCATTGGTGCTCTCCTTAGTGTGTCTCTGCCCATGTTGTTCCAACTTTGTATTCTCCGTCCAGCGGGCATCTGAGATTAAACTGTATGCCTGCCGCCTTGAGACATTCGACCGCAAGCCAACCGAATTTCTCTGCTTGTTCTTCAGCCACTTCCGATTGTACTTCATCATGTATGTTACCTATGAATTTGTAGTTAAGTTTCCACTGCTGTGCGTAGTCGTCCAAGATCACCAGTGCCTTCTTCATTACGATTGCACCTGCTGCTTGTAACAACGTATTCAGTGCAGCATGTTCAGATCTAACTCGTAACCTTCGACCATCAAGTCCTGTGAGATAGCCTCGCTGAGATGCTCTAGTAACCCGTTCTCGTAGACTTTCAAGAGCAGGTGTATTTCGTAGAAATCGTTGCTTAAGATCTGCGCCGTCTCTTGCGCTTCCTCCAACGATATTTCCAATTTTTGCGTCTCCTGCTCCGTAGAGGAAAGCGTAGATGAAAGTCTTTGCTTGAGGTCTTGTTTCAAGCCCAGCAGCCATTTGGTTTCTTGTATGAATGTCTTCTGTGAGAAGGACATTGGTAAACTCCTTATCGTCCATGTAGTGTGCCAACATTCGTAGCTCAAGGCCACTAGCGTCAAAACCTACTAGCTTCTTACCTTCAGGAACAGTCCAGCAGGAGCGACACTCGTGCCCATAGGGGCTGTGGCTTGCTGGGACTTGTGCCATGTTGGGACTTTGATGGGTCATACGACCTGTTACTGCTCCGTTGCTAATCACACGACCGTGTACTCTACCGTCCTCCTCAACGGCTTCTAACCATGAATGTACTTGCGCATATCGCTTTTGAAGAGTAAGGTACTCCAAAACTTTTCCTGCCTCAGGGACGTGACTGTTCTCCTTAAGCGTCTTTTCATCGACAACAGGTTTTCCGCTTGGCGTTTTCTGACTCCAGACCGCACCCTTACTTTTAAGTCGTTCTGCCACTTGTTGTCTGGACCCAACATTGAAAACTGTAACTTTGTCTTTAAGTCTTTTCCCTGTCTTCTCAGAGATCCTTTCTTCGACAATGGGCGGGAACATTTCCTGTAGTTCGGACTCAATGGCATTCATGCCCTCCTTAAATGTTGCACATAGCTCATTAGCCAACTGCTGATCTAGTAGCCACCCATTGCGTTCCTGCTCCTGTACAGCAAACTGAACCTTGTGTTCCAACTCAATACACTCAGGTGAAAAGTCAGCCATGTCAGTCACAAGTTGTTGGTGTACTGCCTCTGTGACTGCTACGTCCTGTATGCAATAGTCAATCATTGCAGTAGACAAACAAGACCAGTCGTCATGGTCACCCTTTGGGAACCCAAGAAGTTCACCCCAAACCTTTAGGGAGTGTCCTCCGGGTCTACTTGGGTCGTACAGACGTGACAACACCAGAGTATCGACTATGCGCTCAGGAGCCACAGAAAGCCCCCAGAGACGCTTTAGCACTGGGAGGTCATAACCTATAAGGTTGTGCCCACAGACGCTCACAGAGCCAGCCAGAGCCTCACAGAGGGTGCTACGGTTGGTATGTACCTGTGAAACACCGTTTTCCCGTGTTACAACGCACCAGATGCGTGTTGGGTTTAAACCGTCCGCCTCAAGATCCAAATAGATCAAAAGTCTGCTCCTATCTCAGGGTTTGCTACTTCCTTCATCCTTCCGGTTCCCCTGTCGTACTCTAACCAACAAGCTGGGCCAGTTTCACCCGTGTAACGATTCTTTAGGACTCGAACAGTAGTCGTGTTCCTGATGTCTTCGTTAGCGTTCTGTTGGTCACGCTCCATGCCAATAACGATGTCCGACAGCTGTGCAATCGCTTGACTACCTCGTAGCTCACCTAAGGATATCTGAGCACCGTCCTCGTGTGCTTTACCTTGGGATCGCCTGAGGTGCGACACGAGAAACAAACTGATGCCTGTCTCTGCCACCAGAGTCCGTAGTTTGGTCATGATTTCGTCAATGGCCTTCCTTTCGTCCCCTGACTCTTGGGAAGAGACGACGATGGACAGGTGGTCCAGTACGACGTACCTGCAGTCAAGTGCTTTTGCCATGTATCGAACACGGGCGAGGAGGTTATCAGCCGACGTTGACCCCCAATGGTCAAATAGGTAGTAACGTCCTGTGCCCAATGTGGCCTCCCAAAACGGTCGAAGTTCGTCCACAGACGTGTCCTCTTCCAAGTGAAGGGGCCTGTTTGCCGCCACCGACATGATACCAAGCGTTGTTCGGGCCAGATCCTCCTCAAGCGCCAAGACTCCAATATTGCCTTCGCATCGGCGTAATAGATCGTACTCAATTTCTCTGATAAATTGGGACTTTCCCATACCACTGCCGCTAGTGATCGTGACGAGTTCATACGGCCTATGCCCCCTAGTTATGTGATTGAGTCCCTCCCATGGATAGGGTATTGATTTTACCTGCCGTTTCTCTACCAGAGCGTCCCATGTCTCAGTACCTGCTACTATGCCGTCGGGCCTATAAACCTTCGCATTCCACCAAAGTTGCGTAAAGTCCTTCACCCTGTTAGCCATGAGCATGTCACTGGCGTCCTTTACAGGAAGTTTACATATCTTTAACTTGTTAGGACTAAAGAGGTCCTTAACTTGTTCCAGAGCCGCATCCCCTGCCTTGTCATTGTCAAAACAAATAACAATATTTTCGTAGGACTCAAGCCACTCTAGTTGCTCTTTAATCTCTTTGGCGGCATTACTAGCGCCTGACCGTAGAGACACCACATCGTACTGCTTATTAAACATTTCGTAGACACTAAGGGCGTCTAACTCCCCTTCGGTGATTGTGATGTACTTATTACCGCTGCACTGCTGCTGTCCAAAGAAACCAGCACCGGACATGTCTCCAGTTGCGTGGAAGCCTTTGGTCTTTACATCACGTACCTTAGCCGCACAGATCTCCCCTGACTCAGTGTTGTAGTAAGGGTAGAAGTGCTTTTGAATTTCCCCTGTACTGGAGTACTCTACAGTGACACCAAAGCGGCCACAGGTTTCCTGAGAGAGTCTACGCTGAGGTATTGCCGCTACTACACCACCCATGTTCAGTGGTTTAGCTTTTGGTAGTTCTTGGGTTGTCATTGGTGTTTCACCGTCTCCAAATACATGGTAGTCACAACCAGAGCCGAAGCAATGTTGGCCCCCGTTGTCGTAAATAGCGAGAGCGTCCGAAGAACCACACTCCGGACAACTCTCGTGTCTAAGAAACTTAGAAGTCTGCGGCATCACCCACAGCCATCTCTGC